ATATCGATATAATCTTCATCCAGATTTTCAAGGTTATCGACTGGATTCATAAGCAAGTGCTGGTAAAGAGCGGTGTTTAAAATCTTTTCGCCTGTGGCCGGGTCTTTTTTATCAAAGAATACTTTATATAACCAATGGGTTATTGGTGGCGGATTGCAATCAAGATAGATTTTGTTTTTTAAAATTGTCTTCTGGGCAAGGCGGGTCAGAGCTGTAGTATATGCTTCGTAACGTATCTGTGAAACTTCATTGAAATAGATGGTCGCATATTCTTTACCCAAAATCTTTTCGACGCGCTCTTTGTCATCCAGGCCCCCGATCCATAATTCTGACTTGTTGGGAAACTCAATAAAGAAATCAGATCGATTCCATTTAACGGTCAGGTCTGGAAAACATATTTTCATGACTTTCGGAAGCGTATCCATCCATATAGAAGTTTTGATGTGGTTGAACGCATGGCGCAGAATAACATGGCGGGAACCTTCGGCTTTCGCGGCCCTTAAACAAACGGCCCGGCAGAATAGAAAGGTTTTTCCGGATCGACTGCCGCCATACAATAGCGTGAACAGCTTTTCGTTGGTAAGCAATCCGGTCGCTTCGATTTGTTTTTCGGTTGGCTTATATGTCACGCTCTAATTGAAGAATAGGCATGGATATGGGCTTGCCATCTGTTGTGTGATCATGCTTATCCTTCTGCCCCAAAATCTGTTTGCCCAGCCAGATCATCATTGAATTGTCGCCAGATAGAGCCTTTTCTCTCTGCTTGGAACGCAGGCTGGACTTAAAAGAAGATTGCGCTTTTTTATAGACTTGAAAAACTTCGCTGTTTTCATCCATCATATATCGATCAATTGTATTGATAGAACAGCCAAACCAGCTCGCCATTTCGTCATGAGTTGCACATAAGCCGCCGAAGATTTTAATCTGTTTTGCTATTTCAGGATCAGACATATCGACAGATACGGGTCTACCGCCGCCTTCGCCCTGCCTACCATTTTTTTCTTTCTTCTTTGCCATAGCGCATTATACCATTTCTTTACGGTCAGTGTAAGATTGGAGCGTATCGGTCGGACTTGCACCGCCCCCTTCCGGATGGTTACCGAACGTGCCGCTGTCAGCACTTGATACGCGTTTGGGATATGGTTGTGATAATAATTGAATCTGTTTTCTGATCTTATTATCTAAAGGCATTAGATATTTATATTTACCTTCATCAGCAATATGTTTGGCATTTGGGTCAATATTATTTTTAAGCCATTCAACTGATTGAGTTCCATATTTAGCATATACACTTCGTCTGTGATATATTTTTCCTTTTATTTTAATAAAAGTATCTTGTTTGGTTCTGCCAACATATATCCAATTTCCAGCCTGATATATACCGCCGTGATGATTTTGCATGGGATCGGCATAAGAAACAATAGGTTGCAATTTCGTATTTTCTGCCTGTAAAAATCTAATTGCAACAGCAACAATTCTACTAACGGGTGCCGAATGTTCAGATAAAGATATCCTGGTTAATTCACAGACAAAGTTTTGTGATAAATTATAAGGTCTTCCAATGTTTCCTGTTGCTCCTCGACTAAAAATAACAACACCAATAAATGTTCCATCTTCCCACACCCCCACTTTTACCATCTTCCCAACTGGCATACATTCTGAATAATGCCAATTCTCGCAAGCATATTTAGCCGCTTCATACGTAGCCCAGTCGAGCTTTAAAACTGATTTATTTGATTTCTGTGCCACGACTATCAAAGCCCTCCCCGCAATGCGGACATTCAACCATCTTGGGATCCAGTTCATCCAATTTACCTTGTTCTTCTTCAGTGCCAGGTTCAAAATCAATGTCTGTAAAGAACTCTTCCAGCTCATCACCCACAAACCCCGTCAATTCCATATCAAAGCCTGCGTCATTCAGCCAATGCATTTCATTGGACAGAACTTCCATATCATATCCAGAATTCATGGTGAGCTTGTTATGAGCGATTATATAGGCTTTCTTTTCCGTTTCAGACAGATGGGAAAGCTCGATTGTCGGGACTTGTTTTATTTTCAGTTTGATCGCTGCCTGCAGGCGTCCGTGACCAGCTATAATTCCATTTTCACCATCGATCGCGATCGGATCATTGAAACCGAATTCCTTTATGCTGGCCGCTATCTGATTGACCTGTTCTTCCGGATGCAATTTCGCATTATTGATATATGGGATTAAATCACCGACTTTGCGATATGTGATTTTAAGCTTTGTCTTTGCATCTGAATCAGATTTTGTTTTCATCTTAACGGCCCCGTTATTCTAACTGAAACTGTGTCCTTCACAGGTCCGTCAAACTTATCTATGATCCGAATTTCTGGAAATTTCTTTTTCAGTTTTTCGATATATCTATCTGCTTTTTCATGATCATCAACGACAAATGCAACCATAATTGGTTTATCCGCTGATGTTTTGGGACCTTCCATCACAGAGCGGCCAATCAAATCAATGCGTTCATTTTCAGTTAAATTATAAAGATCACCATACTGTGTCACGATCCAACCCGTTCATCAGTCCCATCCCAAACAAATTCATTTAATGGTAAATGCTTCTTGCAACCGCAACAGAAAGTGCCGCCGTAAAAATCTGGATCACGCGCATATGTTTCAGCTATAGATAATCCCATTGTCGTTTTCACGCCGCATCCTTTGTCTATTTTATCAACCTCTTCTTGTGTCCAAAACTTTCCGACTCTAGAACTATCCGGATCTTGATCTTTTTCAAATTTAACAAAAGTGTCTCCATATCTTTCTTTCTGCTCATCAGTCAGGTCCACCAAACAAGGGTCCGGCATAGCAAGCCCAACATGCACATAACTGCAACGAACAGGCCGCACAAAACCCTTTGCCCGCTCATCCTCACTTAAAACCACATAGCCTTTTTGCTGACCGTTTGGTTTCAATTCCTTGTGATCTGGCGTTATCGGCGAACCATCGGTCAGTGTCTTTTTGTCATCCATTTAGAAATACCTCACATCTGTATCAGATTTTGCTTTACGGCCCATGCTACGGCTCTTTCTTTAGTTTCGAATCCTGCCCGATAAATATTACCGTGATTCGGAATTGATGCAAACCAGCACCATGGAAGAGGAAAAGCCATTGCCCCCAAGTCTCTCAATCCGTAATCAAGAACCTTCAGCATCATCTCACCCGCAAATATAATTCACCCACCAATCCCCTGCTTTGATTGGCTCGACGATGGTTTGTTTTCTTGGTGATAAAAAGTCCTTCTTTTTTCAACTGATATACAGTTGCTGTAAGGCTGTCATGCGACACATCTTCATATGCGGGATCTTGTTCAACCATAAGCAATAAATCATAAACAAAGCACCAGCAAAAATCAGGGGCGTATTGTCTTAAAAAGTTTTTTAAGCCTGTGTGATAGTGTCGATTCAGAATAGGTTGATTTTCTTCTTTTGTTGGCTTGTACGACACAAAAGATCCATGATCCAGGTCGCCTAGTTCCTTATAGGCCTCTATAACTTCCTGTATCCGGCTCATGTTATTTAATTTCTTTCATCGTAAACGGAGATACAGCCTTTAAGCCGCACTTAAAACACTGTCCTGCGCGTGCCAAATCTAAAATAATACAATCAAAATAAGATAAAGCAGTCAGCGGATAACACGTCAGTTCTTCGTCACATTGACTGCATTTATATGTGGTTGGACTTCGATCGAATGGTCCTATCGTTATAGAATTGGTCGGTATGTCTTTAGCTGTGCTCATCTTTTGCCGCCTTCCCTGCATTATAACCCTGCTCATAAGCATCACGCGGATTAGAGCAAATGTCTATATAGAACCAGCGTAATGAGCTGGTGATCGCTATAAACATCCCCGCTATTATATTGAATGGCATCGGCATAACGATTGTCTCATCCGTTATTATATCCCGCCTTATAGGACCATAGAATTTAGGAATCATTTGACCGCGTTTGATTTTTTTAATCATATCTACCTCGCCAAACAATAAATAACCGAATCATGCACCGTCCGGCATTCTTTGTAGAAGTGGGCTTTGAGTCCAATGACGCCAGCAAATAACGTCAATGCAAATAATATTTTTAGATAAATGCTCATGGTGCCTCCTCATCTGGTTGTGGAAA